TGCTCGAAAGTAAACCCCTCGTATTCATTACCCGTGAATGTGAACTCATGCACAGTCAGATACGGTTCATCTTCGGGGTCAGTACTGTATATGTGTTCGATAGTCCGATGATGCCAATGAAACGCTCCGTCTTCTAAATTTTCTTCGCTATACATTTTCATTTGTCATCTCCTCTTCCAATAATCATGCACGCCAAGAAGTAAACACAGAACGCTATGGCGATTAGCCCCAACGCGCTGTTTAATAATCTTAAGAACTCAGCCATCATTCACCACCTTTCTAAAGTAACGAACTGATTTAACAAAGTACTGCGTCAACCCTTTGGATTCCATCTCACATAACTTGGCTTGCTCCTCCGCTTCCCATGGTGTGTCGTATGCGAACATCACCCACTCTTTGCCCATGCTTGCGTCGTACTGCATCACCAAGTACACATGACTGTTCGTATCATTCATAGCAACCCTCCTCTCAGTAACAAGTTAACAATAAGATGTGACATCGTGTACGCCACGAGTGCGAAGGCTATTGCGTAGCCCACCATGTTTGAGTTCATTTAACTAACCCACCTTTCTGATTTATGCCGATGAGATCTCGGCGGTCTGTGATTAGGATCGCGTTGCTTTTGTGTAGGTGCGCCACCGTGCGGGTTGGTTGCGGCAAAGCGTCAGCGCAGGGTTTACATCTGACACGCCGTAACGCATCACCCCGCATCGCTTTCCATCTACCGGCTTCGTATTCCTCACCGCACCTCACGCAGTTCAGCGTTTCGGTTTCAATTTCAGTTTCAGTCATTTGCTCTTACCCCCTTTCAGTAGCACGCACTCGGACTTGAACCGAACCCACTCAGCCTTGCCCTCGTCTTTTGCGACACCTGTCGCAAACTTTTCTGTTTTACTTCTGTTAGGTTTAACTTCAAATGGTTTTGTTTTAGCCATCAACAGAATTGCTTGGTTTTGTTTTGACAACATGATTGCTACCCTACCTTTCTTAGTTAAGAATTCTTTTTGACACCCGTTAGAGCGTGACGAGCACGCATCATGCGCCTAGCCACCGCGCTTTTCTTTTTAGTGACCAATGCTTTGCGCCTTGCGAGTGTGGCTTCGATCTTCAAGAGGTTCACGCCCTCGTTGATCAGACGCTTGCGAAGTTCTGCGGGTGTGATCTGATGTTGCTTACGCTTAGTTTGTTTATGGCAATCGTTGCACTCCTTTCCTATGTAGGTCATTCGTTTTGATGCAAGGGGGTTGCGAAGCCATGCTTTAGTTTGAGCAAGCGTAGCGGTGCGCTTGAAATCTTTGCGCGGCTTCGTTGTTTTACAAACAGAACAGATGATGCTTTCCATGATGATCTCCTAAAAGATTTGCGACAGGTGTCGCAAAATGTCCACTTTTTTCCGGTAATGTCCACTATGTCCACTTGCCATTTTTTTATTGGACGCCTGCAAAGCCTTACGCGGCTTGACTTTGAGTGCTTAGTGTCCATGATACCTACCAATTTTAGAAAAACAATAGCGCCATAAAAAGATAAGAAAAACCAAAGCGAATGGTGTCCATTAGTCTAGTACCCCATACATACATAAGTAATTTATAAAAGTATAGATATATAGGATACTAAGTGGACAGCGCTAATGTTGGCGCGGGTTTGGGGGTGTCCAAAAAAGAAATTGCAAGTGGACAAAGTGGACATTTGTCTGAGGGGTCTAAAAAAGCACCCCTTACTGTTAACAAGTTAAGAGGAAGCAAAGGCTTGCCCATCAGTCTTTGTCGGCGGTTCGCTCTAGCCATGTGGTGAAGTTGAGTTCACGCTTGAATAGGCGGTTGTCGTCTTTGCGTTTGCGCTCGGCTTTGAACCGCGATGAAGCCTCGCCTCTGCGCTTCTTGACTTCGTTCTTGTCAAAGTATTTCATAACATCTTTGTGAGTCTTGCTCATTTGATTCTCCTTAGTAAGTTAAGAAAAGGTTTGCGACAAGTGTCGCAAACCCAAGGGCAAAGCATGATTACTTAGCAACTTGGGAAAGAACCCATTTGCGATCCGCTACTGATAACAACTTAAAGGCTTTGAGAACGAAATCGCGTTGACCCATAATTTCTTTCTCGCTCTTGTGACGAACACCACCGCGCGTATCCTTAACAAGTTTCTGATAAGGTTGAACATTACGCTCCCACGATTTCTGTGCCGCGTCATGGCGGTTCGCGCTAGTCATCTCCTCGCTGGTGTAGAACTTCCACGCGCCGTTGTCACGCTGTGCGTAATAGCAAGCCTTGCCCTTGAGGTTAAAGCAAGCCGCGTGTAACTCGGCTAGTTTGTCAATGATTGCTTTGGGTAAGTGTCCGCCGCGAAGATGCTTTTGTACTTCTGCATCGAACTGCTGTTTGCTTTGGATAAGTGCGGCGTAAGTTTGGAACAGTTTCATGATAGAGCCTTTCTGCGACAAGTGTCGCAAACAAGTTGAGATGAGCAACTGCGGTATGCAGTCACCCGTCAAGCGGTACTGCCTGCTGACAACACCATATTAACATTAGCGATTTTTCACAAAGTTAGTTTGGCGGGTTTTTACCCCACCGGCAGGGGGGCAACCATATTTAGCGGCGTGGCGGCGTCGTCGCAGGGACACTATTTGTCAGCCGCAAAGCCAACTTTGTCAAACCTGTGTACATACCCCCCACCTAAATCTCAAGCGCCTAAATAAAATTGCAAAAATTTTCTACAAAAAATCCTACTGTTTTTGTCAAGTATTAAAATAAAAAAACCCCCCGGGAGGAGGTCCGGGGGGTAAGGGCTAAAAAGCCAGAAGGAGACATACAAACAGAAGACCCCCCTTGCGGGTTGTCGCAGTCAAGTATACACTTCGCCCAACGTGGGTCAACCCCACGCTTTACGGGGAACCCCGCTTTGTTAGATCACTTGCAGACAATTGAGTTTGAGCCGGAAGTTCTGGACGCCCCAGACGATGGCTTTGTGACGCTTAAAAAAACAAACGCCCATGACCTATTGAACGCGCAGATTAATACGGCTGATTGGTTAAAAGAGTTGGGCGCCGAAGACGACGAATCTATCGAGCAGACTGCCCAAGCTAGCGCCGCCCGGGAGGCTTTTACTGCACTAACTACTGGCGCCCCGGATCCCAAGATAGCCGTTGCAAAAATAAGTACCCCACCCGCAGTACGTAAGCTGGTGACGATGTTGTCGGCGTACGACTGGCAGTTCGTGGAAGAGGCGGGAAAGATCAGGGGTAAGGCGGTAGCACAGCTAGTAGAGGAGATGGAGCACCCAGATGCTCGCATCAGACTAAAGGCTATTGAGTTATTAGGTAAAGTTACCGAGATCGGACTGTTCACTGAGCGCATCAGCGTCAAGAAAGAAGAGCTGGCGGACCACGAACTTGATGAACGCATACGCGAGAAGCTGGTCCAGCTACAAAAGACCATAGAGGTCGAGGCTGAAGAAAAAGAAGAGCGCAACGCGGACGCCGAAGATGTAGAAATACAGGAAGAAAACCGTGAACCTGAGTAGCGTAGAGATCAATGCGCTGCTTAAAACGCTGACTCCCACCCAAAAGATTGAGTTTTTGGAGGAGTTAGAGGAGCAACATCGCCGTGCAGGGCTGAAAAGGGCGCAGGGAAGCATGACTTCCTTTGCTCAGGCGGTGTATCCGGGGTTTAAAGAAGGCCCGCACCACAGAAAACTGGCGAAAATCTTCCAAGCCATCGCTAATGGAGAGAAAAAGCGGGTGATTATCAACATCGCACCCCGTATGGGTAAGTCTGAATTCAGTTCTTACCTGTTTCCGGCGTGGTTTTTAGGGCAGTACCCAGACAAAAAGATAATTATGGCGACCCATACCGCCGGTCTTTCAGAAGATTTTGGTAGGCGGGTTAGAAATTTGATTGATTCAGATGAATATAAGCAGATATTTCCAAAAACTTTGGTTGCCGATGACCAAAAAGCTGCGGGAAAATGGTCTACGAGTGCTGGTGGTCAGTATTACGCTGTCGGTGTTGGCGGCGCTTTGGCTGGTCGCGGTGCCGATCTTTTCGTTATTGACGACCCACATTCCGAGCAAGACATTAAAGCTAACAGCCGAGCTACATTCGATAACGCATGGTCTTGGTTCCAGACAGGCCCGCTCCAACGACTGATGCCGGGTGGTGCGATCATAGTAATTATGACGCGATGGAGCTTGGTGGACTTAACGGGCAGGCTTTTGCAATACCAGATGCGTAATCCAGACGCCGATCAGTGGGAAATTGTTGAACTACCCGCGATTCTCCCCAGCGGTAAGAGTCTTTGGCCCGAGCAGTGGCCCGTCGAGCAGTTAGAAGCTAAGAAAGCAAACATGGATGCACGATACTGGAACGCTCAGTATATGCAGCAGCCAACACTAGACTCAGCGGCGTTTATAAAGCGCACCCACTGGCGGATCTGGGAGCCAGAAGACCCACCCAAATGTGATTTCATTATTCAGTCGTGGGATACGGCGCACGAAACAAAGACGACCAGTGACTACACAGCCTGTACGACGTGGGGGGTTTGGTATAACGAAGAAGAAGGCGACAGACCAAGCCTTATATTGTTGGATGCATTTAAAGATAGGATGGAGTTCCCAGAGTTAAAGGAAGTAGCACTCAGGCAGTACAAGGAGTGGGATCCAGATTCGTTTTTAGTGGAGAAAAAGGCGGCTGGCGCTCCACTTATACAAGAGCTGCGTCGTATGGGAATCCCCGTCGATGAGTTCACACCCAGCCGGGGTAATGACAAGATTGCGCGGGTCAACGCTGTATCAGATCTGTTTGCGTCGGGCGCTGTTTGGGCACCAGATCGCCGCTGGGCAAAAGACGTAATTGAGGAAATCGTAGCCTTCCCTGTTGGGGAGCACGATGACTATGTGGATACGATGACGCAAGCCTTGCTGCGGTTTAGGAACGGTGGGTTTATTAGCCTACCTACCGATGAGCAGGATGCACCGACAAACTGGAGAAGCCGAAAGGCTGCTTACTATTAAAGGAAAGAATCATGGCAGTTGATAAAGCACTAACACGCGCCCCTGTGGGCATTGAAGAAATAGCTCAAAAGATGGCAGGCGAGCCGGACATTGAAATCGAGATTGAAGACCCTGAGTCAGTATCTATTCGTGCCGATGGGTTAGAAATTGAGATTGAACCGGGGGAAGCCGATGAAGATTTTTATGCAAATCTTGCTGAAGAAATTGATCTTAGCGAACTGGACACTCTTGGTTCCGATTTGCTGGAAGATATTAAAAATGATATGGGTTCGCGTAAGGAATGGGAAGATACGTATAAGCAAGGGTTAACTTTGCTTGGTCTTAAATATGAAGAGCGTACTGAACCATGGAACGGCGCATGTGGCGTGTTCCACCCCATGATTACGGAAGCTGTGGTTCGTTTCCAGTCAGAAACAATTATGGAGACCTTTCCCGCACAAGGGCCGGTTAAGACTAAGATCATTGGTAAGCAGACCAAGGAGAAAGACGAAGCTGCCCAGCGTGTGAAGGAAGACATGAACTACGAACTAACTGAGCGTATGCCAGAGTTTCGTAGTGAGCACGAGCGTATGTTGTGGAACCTACCCGCAACCGGTTCGGCATTTAAGAAGGTCTATTACGATCCATCACAGCAGCGCCAGATGTCAGTGTTTGTGCCTGCCGAAGATGTAATTATTTCATACGGTGCCAGTGGGATTGAAACAGCCGAGCGCGTAACGCACCGGATGTATAAGACTAAGAATGAGATTCGCAAACTGCAGGTGGCTGGGTTTTATCGAGACATTGA